GTTCTAAATATTTTCCTTTATAATATTCATAACCCCCATAGTATGAATCCCCTAAGAATAACCATCTATTAAGATAATGTTTAAATGCTGGATGTGACTCTATAATATAGTCAATTGCTATTGACGGATTACCTTTAACTACTTTGTCTCTGATTATTGCCATCTTTTAGAACCTCCTGTAAATGCCCATCGTTGAGGTTGAGTTTTATTATATTCTGTTCTAACAGGATATAAAAAGTCTATTAAGTAACCTACTGCATCTGCCATATGATCTAATTCTCCGTCTTTTTCTATTATCGAAGTATTTGGTTTATAAACCATACTTTCTAAACTTTTAATAACTTGTCTGCATTTAGGATCAACAAAAAAAGATCTTAATCCTTTGCTGTTCTTTAACTTACTATTTACTGCATTAACTCTATCTCTTATAGCTGTATGAAATGGTTTTGCATTAACTTTAAATCCTGCATTTAGTAAAATTGATATATCTGTTCTTCCACCTGCGGAAGTTTTTCTTTGTCTTCCTGCTGGATCAGGATACATTATAATTTTTGAAGTTGGATAACGTCTTTTAATTTCATCACAAACTTCATCTGTATTTGATCCGTTCATTACAATTTCATCTATGCAATAAATTATATCGTTTTTAATAACAGTTATTGCAACTGACATTGGATCAACGTTAAAATCTATTCCACAATGTAATTCATTTGTTTCCATATTAGTAACTGGTACAACACAATGTCTTCTATCAAAATTGTAATATACCATTCCGGAATAAGTTAAAAACGATGCTAGGTATTCTTGATTATAAGTTCTTTCATCTAAATCACGTTTTGCTTGTTCTATTTCATCTTTATCTACTATTCCACCTTCTAATGTAGTATATGTAAATGCTTCCCAGTCATCTGTTGCTTTTGCCATGTTATACATTTCGTGACTAAAACTTCCTACACCTCTCGGTGTTCCTAAAAACAATGCTTTACCTTTTCTGTCAGACAATGTAGGTCGTAATACTTCACTCCAAACTGTAGGATCTATATCTTGAAATTCATCCATAACTAAAAAATCTAATCCAACTCCTCTTAATGCATCTTTGTTTTCTGCACCTTTAAGATAAATTTTAGAATTGTTTTTTAATCTTAAAGTTAGTTCTGCTTCGTTTGATTGATCTACCCATTTAAGCATTTTTAATTTTCCTTTTAATTGATCCCATCCAATTGTTTTTGCCATTCGATAACTTGGTGCAACATAATAAACTTCTTGATCTGGTTTAGAGGCGTGTCTTGCTAATTCTCTCATAGCACAATGCGTCTTTCCAAATCGTCTCCCTGTGACAGCAACTCTAAATCTTGTGTCATTTTTACAAATTTTTTGTTGTGGATCTGTTAATGGCATTAATCATCCTTCCATGGTAACGGTTGTTTTGTTTCTAAATTTTCAGGATTGTCTTTTTGTCCTAAATATTGTTTGCCTAAGTGGATTTGCATACGAGTATCTCCCTCAATTGCTTTGTCCCATTGTGCTCTTCTTAAACTTCTACGTCCTACTTCTTTACCTTTTATTAATAAAGGACTACATTTTTTTCTTATATTATGAACAGTAGTTCCTACAACTTCTGCAATTTCTTCAATAGTACATTGAATACAGGCAAGTTTATAAACTAAATCCTTGTCTATTTTTTTAACAGGTCTTTTAACTCTAGGCATTTTGTTATCCATTATGCTTGTCTCTCTACTACTCTAATTCTAATATTTCTTGAATCTCTTTTACCGTTATCGGTTACAATTTTATATTCAACATTATAGATATTTCCAGCTGTACCGGCAGATATAACTGCGGTTACAACATAATCAGTTGCTGATGAAGAATCTACTGCCAAGGCGGAAGCGTCGCCCGTTATTGTTTCTGCTGTTACTGTTATTGAATCTATTGCATCACCGCTTGGCATCCAATTGGTAAAATCTAATGAATAGTCTAAAATAGCATAGGGGTCTTTATCAATATAAACTCCTACTCTATCTTCTTTAAATCCTGTGAGTGTTGCCATGTTTAACCGGTTCTCCTGTCTATAATACCTGGGTCATCAACAAGAGTAAGGTGTTGTATTTCTAATTTTCTTGTTTCCGACGCAATTGTTTTGCTTCTTGTCTCTTGCGGCACAATATTTATTCGTGTATCGGAATTTATAGCAAAATTCCTTGTTTCTTGTTCTAAAATATTTATTCTCGTTTCAGAAGGTATTAAATGTACTCTAAATGGATCAATGGCCCATTTAACTCCAACGACCAATGTTGAGAAAGGTCCTGTAAATGCAAACGTAGGATAAACTGTTTTGTATGCAGTAGGACTTAATGTAGATGTAGAAGTAAATGCAAATTCTGGATAAACTGTTTTAGTTGCACTTACCGATAAAGTAAATGTTCCTGCGTTTAAAGAGTCTCCATATGCCGTCGCCGATGGTTCTGCATATAAAGAAGATGTAAATGTTAAATCAGGAACTGTTGCTCTAAACGTTGCTATTGGATCTGCACTTAAACTAAATGTTCCTGCGTGTAATGTTTCACCTATTAATATTATTCCTGCTTCAAGTTCTAATGTAAATGTACAAGTTAATGCAGGTGATGGATAAACTGTTTTGTATGCAGTAGAACTTAATGTAGATGTAGAAGTAAGTGCCGGTTCAGGATTTGCAATTTTTTGTCCAGTAACACTCATACTGAATGTTCCAGCATGAAGAGTTTCTCCTGATACAATTGCAACTGCTGTTATACTTGCTGTAAATGCCGGTGTAAATGATATTGTAGGACTAAATGTTGCAATTGGATCTACACTTAAACTAAATGAAGATGTTAAAGAAGGTTCAGCGCCAAAGAACTGAAGACCGTCAACAGTGAATAGTGGTCCCCAGATTGGTTGGATAGGAACTTTCCATGTTCCCATTTCGCTCCAAGTTAAATCTGTACCTAGTGCTACCTTTAAGGCAATTGTAGCACCTTTTGTTATTGTTGGAGATAAAGATAAGGTGAAGGAAGAACTTAAAGAAGCTGTTGCTTCCTCAGTTGATATTACATAACTGTCTGATACGTAACCCGATGAGACGTAACGATTATCGGCCATTTAAACCTCCCGTTGGTTTTAAATTATGCCAACGTTACAGTCAAATTGCCTGAGCTTACTTGAAATGAATCACCATCTTCAATAGTTTTTGCAGTTGTTAGTGCACCATAGAATAAAACATTTTCACCACTGGCGCTATCTGCTTGTGAGTCCATTATTGCTACATATTGAACTGTTCCCCAGTTACCACCACTTGCTGTAAAAGTACAAGTTAAGTTAGATGTTGCTGTTCCACCAGATGCCGCACCAAATGTTATTCTTTGTCTTGAATATCCATTGCTTGATACTTCATCTGATAACGTACCTTCTTCAAGGTTATCTGATACACCAGTTCCACCTGAATCCGCTACAAAAAGAGCGAGATACACTGGAGTAGGCATTGAAAAAGCACCTGTTCCTAGGGCGTGATCTAATAATTCATTTTCTAAATAATTGCTTGCCGCTGACATTTTTTTATCTCCTTAATTTAATATTGTTATTTAATTTAATTCGGTATTAAGAATGTTTTTATTAACTTAATTTTTCAATTCTAACATATATGTCCGAAAAATCTATATGCGGAATACTTCCAGTCTGTGCCATACCTGTACTTCCATATACAAAAGTTGTTTCAGTACTAAGATTAATATAGACAGCACTACTACCGCCTCCGTTAGAACCTGAAATACCTTTAAAAATCCATCCATCAGCGTATGTCGTGTTGTCTCCTGGAGCTGGTCTTCCTGAACTATCTAATGTATAGATACGTAATTTAGAGAAAGTTGGTGCCGCCGGCGATCCTCCATCACTATGAGTTGGCATTTGGTTCGCTTGAAAGAAATAGTTTCCAGCTGGTAGGGTTTGATGTGCAGGACCACCTGCACTATCTTCAGATGTTCCTAAAGTACTAATATTACTTGAATCATACAATTCATTTATTTGTTCACACCAGTTATTGCTACCAACACCATCACCTCTGTATGCTTTACCTACTAACTCAATTAAAACTACGGTATTACCAATGGTCGATGAAGCAATTGCTTCCCATTTGCCTGTTGTTGAAGAATATTGAATTAGTTGTCCATCTTCAGGAGTTCCAGCACTATCTTCCGCACCTATATTAAACGTATCAATAATGTCATTAACATTATCAATATTTTGTTTAATATCCGCTCGTGCATTTGAAATATTATCTGTATCTGCGTCTACGTTTGTTGTTCCTGCTTTTGATCCTGATGGCCACGCCATAATTATTCTCCTTTTCTATATTTACTAAAACTGAGGTCCACTACTGGTTGCTATATCTGACGCACTACCTGAATTATTAAATGTATTAGTATAATCATAACTTCCTGTATTACCACCTTTTGTTGCAAAATCAGATGTTCCACCATTATGAAATATTAATGGTCGTGTTAATCCTGACGCCCAACCTTCGTCTCCCATGTCTACTGCATAATACGCCCCACCACTATCATTTGAATCATATCGTACAAATTTTGCTAGAGTTGCCGCAGTATCTAAATCAT